CTCTACCAAAGGTATATTGTGATTCAGGATCTAATCGCGAAAGAGGGACATTTAATGCTTTATATAGTTTCTTTTGAAAGAAAATAACATCATCAATTTGACCAAGATTTTCTCCACCAGGAAGAGTTGTAATCTCTGTACCTCTGCCACCTTCTCTTCGTGGCATATAAAAGTCTTCAAGCATCGACATATGTCGGGTATCATCTTTAATCTCACCAGTAGATGAATCATAAACAAGCTTGTTGCGATATTTACTCATCACAGATTGTACATATTCTTCGGCCTTACCCTTTGGAAGATTGCCGACATCAATATAAAAGATTCGTCTTTCTGGCGCACGAGATAAACGATAGATGACAAGGGAGTCTTCCATCATACGAAGCTGATTCACTAACTTCATAGCTTTATGAAGATGCGAAATCATTTTTTCATTAGCGGGATCAAAGATACCTGAAGGACACGAAATAATAGCATCACTCGCTATTTTAATACCAGAAGTCGCGCCGTTACTAACAAATGAAGTGGCAGCATCGCTTGTTTCTTCAGAGTAGATATAATATTCTGCAACCGTCTTAGGAATTTTAATACCTGTTTTAGCATCAATTACTTTCTTAACCTCTTTAACCTTTCTTAAATGAATTGGGTTAATTTGTCTAAGTTCACGAATTCCTTTATTCAGACTACCCTCACTGGTAACTACATGAAAATATAATCTACCATCAACATACCACTCTCTAAAAAGATCTGATCCTTTTCTGTTAAATTTATAAAGCTTACAAACATTACTGAATTCTTCAGTAATCTGTTTTTTAATAGTTGCAGGAATATCTAACTCCTGCATATTTAATTCAGCTGGTGTAGATATATCATCAGACACAATTGCTGCATCAACAATATCATTAATTGCTTGTTCGCATTCTGGTTGCGCTGCAGATTCTCTATACTTAAGAATAAGCTCGCGATCTGAGCCTGCAGATGTACCGTCAATATCAACGTATTGACCATAGTAACCGCCCGCTGAAACTGCGGTGGTACTTTCATAATCTCGTTTTGAAACAAATGATTTTAGCTTAGCATCTAATTTACCTTCACGCGACCCTATCTTTTTGCTAATATCTGCTCCAAATATATTTTCGTAAGAAATCTCTGACATAATATTATTTATACAAATAAATACGGGCCTCCATAATTGAAGGCCCGTATGTTAAGTGTTTTAATCTATTTACTAATTAGCTGGTAACTCCAGCTGCTTTCCAATACTGATATGCAAACTCAACTGTATATTCTTCAATTGTGTCAATAGTTTCATAACTAAGATCAATACCGGCAACATTAATTGGAAATGCTCCAACAATATTAATAGTTTTAATTACTTCTTCTTGGCGATTCAACTGTTCGATGATCAAATCCGCCTGATAGTCAGATGGATTTAAAATACCTGTTCCATTTTGGTGTTCATTAATTCCGTTAACCCACCGCTCGAAAGAATTTCGAACTTCAAATTTATCTTCATTAATGACTGTAATAGTCCAGTTTTCAAACACACGATCGCCTGCAACCTTCAATTGGCGTCCTCTAAAAGGTACGTCAATTTGACCAACCTGTGAAGACGGCAGTTGAGCCGCTTTACATAGGAAGGAGGTTAGATCAGAATTACCGCCAGCATAGCCAGGGAAATTGATTGTTGCTCTAAAAAGGTTTGCGCGTGCTCCGCCACCTGATAATTTTGCTTTTAAGTCGTCTACTTTTAAACTCATGTTAATTTATCCTTTCTTTATTTATATGATTAAGCATTAGTTAAACCAACAACTTCAGAGAAATCAACACCAGTTCTTGTTGCGATAAAGTTCAATGTAATGAAGTTAATCGAACGAGCTGGTTTAATGAAGATATCTGCTACAAAACGGTTGGTATCAATAACTTGACCTGTATTATTTGTTGCATCACATATTACTAAGAAATCAGTAATACCACGACGACCTTGTACATCCCTCAAGAACGGTTCAACCGCATTTCTGAAAGTAGCTCGTGTGAACTCATCATTGAGTTCAAAGAGTTGGTACTTAGCAGCAGTTGCAATTGCCTTTTCAAGAACGATGAATAATCTACGAACGTTAATACGATCAAAAGCAGATGGCTTTGATTGAAGCGTCTTATCCCCGAAGAGTACAATACCTTGACCTGGAAAAGCAACGATTGGATTAATTCCATTCTTATAAAGCGAATCTCTTTGTACTTTATTAGCATTGAAATCAACCTTAGCTACATTTCTCAAATTACCTCTATTGAATCCGGCTGGCGAAAACCATGCGTCTGCAACAGTATCGGTATTAGCGCAAAGACCCGCAAGATGACCTTGGGAACCAATGCTGATGAACTTATCATTATACTTGTCGTACATGTAAAGAGAAGTTGAACCAATTACACCATAAGAATCAGGTGCACTCAGAGAACTTTTGTACTCATTTACATTATCCAAGGCGTTATTAGCAGACTGTCCCTTTGTAGCATTAACTGGAGGAGAAACAAATGCAACAGCATCTTTTCTACCTGTGGCTACAGATAAGACCGCGTTGCCAAGTGTAGTATTTTCGACAGCACTATCTGATTCAGTGAAAATAAGATTTACATCTTCAGTTTCAGCATCGCTTAATAGATCTAAAGCAGTAAGAATCAAACCATCGTTTCTAGCAACAGTACCATCTGTACCACCACCAAGAGAATATGTACCAGCAGCTGCGTCAGCTGTTGTAACACCAGCAATATCAGATGGAATATAAACCCACTGTGAACGTGCGTTAATAACATCAACATAATAGTTGTTTGAACCGTCAGATGACTTAGCTGTTGAATCAACACCTAAGAAAGGCCAATTTTCAACAACTAGCTCTGTTAGTTCGCTGTTATCACCAGTGAACTCTTTTGCTGTTGTAGTTACAAGAATGTGTAATTCATTAGCCAAATCAGGTGCTTGATCAAAAGTACCTGCTACGTCAAACGTGCCACCATCTGCACCAACAAAAGAGTTTGAGGCAAATGAACTATGATTTACAATATAAACACGTGTTTTATTACCGATTGAACCGGCGTATCTTGAGTAAACATCATCTTCCATACCACTTTGGCTAGATTCAAAATGTTCATCATTTTTAATAAGCTGTCTGTCAGCGCCAGTGCCATCAGAAATCTCAAATGCAAATGCACCTGTTACGATTTCACTATCTCCATAAACGACTTGACCTGTGGTGTATCCAACGCCACCATCAGTAACAGCAACACTGCTTAACTTAAATGTAACATCAACAGTCAATCCTTCACCAGTGCCTGCACCACTCACAAGAGTAGTTGTTACATTGGTTAAAGCGCCTGCTGATAAACCTTTAAGCTGAGCTGGAGTAAACTCTACTAAAGCACTTGCATTAGTAAGTCTAATAGATTCTACATCTCCAACTGGGGATGATGCGGCGTCAAGTGCTTCAACATTAAGTTGAAGTGTTTTACCTCCGAGTGTAATAGAAACAATATCGTCTTCTTCATAACCAACACCTGCGTTTGATAGTGCAACAGTATCAACAACATATTTTGCTGCTGATAACTCTGCACCACTACCGGTACCGCCAGTGATTGTAAAGTTTTCTAGAATATCTGAACCTGCAGAGATACTATTTAAGGCTGCAACTAGACTTGCGTCAACAGTTACTCCTTCAATAGCTCCATTCAATGCACCGCTAGATGCATTCATTAGTTCATTTTCGTTTGCGCGAACTGTTTTAAGAGCTTCGCCATATTGTAAGAACGATGCGGCTTCATAGAATGATCGTGCATATTGATCATTCGGTTTGCCAAATCGGTTTGCTAGTTCATTTTCAGAGCTCAATAGAGCAACTTGCTCGATTGGCCCCCATCTGAACCTACCAGCAAATCCACCAATAGATGTGGATACTGCCGGTATGACATTGGTTAAGTCAATTTCTTTTACCTCGACTCCAGGTGATACTTGAAACGCCATAATTTTCCTTTCAGTTGTTTTAGTTGTATAATAAGTTTAGTAAACATAATAAGATGCAAGTCACTTCACTTAACATATTTATAGTTATGTAAGTTTACAGATTATTCCACTCTTTCTGTTGTTGTATTAAATTATCATATACATCATTTGGCTTATTATCTTCAATAAATGCAAAAGGCAGTAAGTCAGACTCCATCTCTCTTATTCTATCTTCATACAATAGTGTTTTAAGATCCATATTTATATTAATTAAATGTCCAAAGGCGTCAGATGATATAAACCATGCAAATAAAACAAAGTTCATAATTAAATCGTCGTGATTACCGTTAGATGCTGCAAATGAAGATCCTTTAGATTCAAATGTTGTAATCTCTGTAATAGTATCTCTATCAACAATTTTAAGCTTACCACGTTCAACTAGATCCTTTAGATTAGAACATCCAATTCTCTTAATCTTCTTAGTCATTGAAACACCAATTCCCCCCGCTTTAGCTGCCGATTCTACAAATGTATTCTCATACTCATAATCATAGTATACTGAATTACATACAACAGGACCAACATCATTATTTTCAATTAATAAAATTGCTTCATTATAAAAGGTCGCAATTTTAACAATAATATCAGGGAATAACAGTGGAGATATCATATTATCTCTAAACATACAAACTTGCTTAAACGCATCTGGTTCAACACGAAACACATTAAACGTTGAATAGTCTTGCCCTCGTCCCTTTGATACGTCAACACACATAACATATGTATAGCCATCAATTGGCTTTTCATAATATGAAACACCATTCTTATATTCCATAGGTTCTTCACCCTTTAAAGATAATATAGTATTTGAATTAATAAGGGTATTAGATCTACCAAGGAAAGAATTACCAAACTCTTGCTGAAATTGAAATTCTGAAGTATTTGAAATTGTTTGTCTCTTCCATTCTTCATCTCGACCTGGCACGTCAAACCAATCTACACGAAATGGTTTAAATTCATTTTTACTTCTAACAGCACCTTCATATAGTCTATGAAATATATTACCAACACCATTCGCGGTTGAAGTAATAATCACCTTTGTCTCTTTACCTGCAGACACAACTGGATATGTTGATGTGTAGAATTCAGCTGCGTTTTCAACAAAAGCAAACTCATCAAGGAAAAGAAGATTCACTGATAGACCACGAATAGAAGAACCAGATGTAGCTGCAGCAATAATCTTAGTGTTATTTCCGAATGTGATATTACCTTTATTCAAAGCCTTACATCCAGGCTGTAAAAAGAATGGGAGATTCTCAAGTGCTAATGTGACACGAGATAACATCTCTCTTGCTGTTGCACCTTTATTCGCTAGGATCGCTATTGTCTTTTCTGGGTGAAAGACTGCATACCATAGAATGTAAATAACGGTACTGATTGACTTACCAGACTGTCGACACGCTAACACAATAGAGAATCGATTCTCATTGAAGTGTTTAAACATTCTTTCCTGATATTCGTATGGCTTAAACGGAACTAAACCAGTGTCAAGCGAAATTACTTTGATGTATGTCTCAGCAAAGTAGATAGGATCTTTCATACACTTTACATATTCAGAAACTTCTTCCTGTGTAAAGCTGTCTTGAATACCATCTCTCTTAACTAAAGCGTTTCCAAGATAGGTTTTATTATCAGGATTCATTATTC